ACAATTCAACGTCTAGATGACAACGATGTTCCTATGGATGGTCGTTTCTTCTTGATTCCTCCTTCAGCTCGTAACACATTGATGGGTTTAGATCGCTACACTGAACAAGCCTTTGTTGGTGAAGTTGGTAATGGCAACACAATCCGCAATGGTGAAATCGGTAACTTGTATGGTATCCCTGTATTTGTATCAAGCAACTGTGATACTGCTACTGGTGCTGCTCGTATTGCATTACTAGGTCACAAAGATGCTGCCGTGTTGGTTGAACAACAAGGTGTTCGTTCACAAACTCAATACAAACAAGAATACTTAGGTACTCTATACACTGCTGATACATTGTACGGTGTTAAAGAGTTACGTGACAACGCTTGCTTTGCATTAGCTGTTCCAGCCTAATAAGTAATTAGGTTTAAACCTCTTACCCATACGATTCTTAGGGTAGGGGGTTTTTGCATAATTATTTACTCAATGGAGAATTAAATGGCACAATTTAAATGTAAACTATCAGGTACTATTGTTAACTTTGAGTATGAGCACGATATTAAGACTATGCACAAACATCCTCAATATGAATTCGTAGAACCAAAAGTAGTTAAAACTGAAAGTTTAGTAAAAGAGAAGACAGTAGCAGTAAAACCAATAGCTAAGGAGTAAGTATGGCAATCTATCGTGGGTCAGGTGGTAGTGGAGATGCTACAGCGGATACCTCAAACACCTCTGCTATTGCTATTGCTGCTGCTCTAGATTCTCAGAATAGTGCCGGAGCGTCAGCAGCTAGTGCTGTATCTGCAGATGCTAGTTCAGATGCTGCAGGTAGTTCTGCTACTTCTGCTAGTACCTCTGCTTCTAATGCTGCAACAAGTGCTGCTACTGCTACTACTAAAGCTTCTGAAGCTGCTACTAGTGCAACTAACTCTGCATCATCCGCTACTACTGCCAGTACTGAAGCTACTAATGCAGCAGCTTCAGCTACCACAGCGACAACACAAGCTACCAATGCAGCATCATCTGCTTCAAGTGCCTCAACATCTGCTGCTACAGCCACAACACAAGCCACTAATGCAAGTTCTAGTGCAAGTGCTGCTGCTACCTCTGAAACTAATGCGGCATCATCTGCTTCAAGTGCTTCCACTTCAGCTACAAACGCAGCTAATTCAGCTACACTAGCGGCAAGTTACACACCAAGTCAAACAGGTAACTCAGGTAAATTCCTTACTACAAATGGTACGGCTACCTCTTGGGGAACAGTAGATGCACTTCCCTCACAGACAGGTAATAGTGGTAAATATTTAACTACTAATGGAACTGCTGCTTCTTGGGCTACCCTTAATGTAGACCCTAATGTCACAACTAAAGGGTTATACGAACACAGTAATACAATTTCTGCTAACTATGCTATAGCTGCTGGTAATAGTGCAATGTCCACAGGACCAATGACTGTTGCAAGTGGTGCTACAGTTACAGTTCCTAGCGGTTCTAGATGGGTTATCCTTTAAGGAATAAATAATGGCAAGTTCAATAAATGCTTCAACTGCTGGTGTAGGTGGTATAATTACCACAGCAGATAATACTGGTATCTTAAACATACAAAGCGGTGGCACTACCGTTGCAGCAGTTACATCCACTGGTGTTGCTTTAACTGGCACATTGAGTACAACAGGAAATGTAACGCTTGGTGACGCTTCTACAGATACGCTTAATGTAGGCAATGGTGGATTAGTTAAGGACGCTAGTGGCAATGTTGGTGTAGGTGTAACTCCTAGTGCTTGGAGAAGCACTCAACCAACAATTCAAGTAGGTACAGCTTCTTTTGGTGCATACAATAATATTTTAGCTAATTTTGGACAAAATATGTATGTAGATTCATCAAATGTAGAAAGATATATAACTTCTACATGGGCATCTCAATATTATCAATACTTAGGTGCGCATACATGGAGAACAGCTCCAATAGGTACAGCAGGTAACGCTATTACCTTTACCCAAGCAATGACACTAGATGCTAGTGGAGCATTATACTTAGGTTCAGGTTCTACTCCTATTAGTAGTAGGTATAACGCAATATCATTGACTGCTGGTGGATGTCAAATGCGCTTTCCTACTAATGGATGGCTTATGGGTGTAAATGCTACTTCTGGAAACAATATAAATTTTTACACAGATAATGGCACAAATTTTGTAGCAGCAGGGATAATTTCATCTAATGGCTCATCAACAACTTATGGGACATCCTCTGATTACAGGATGAAAGAAAACATTGCGCCAATGACTGGTGCTTTAGAAAAAATAGCTTTATTAAAACCAGTTACTTATATTTGGAAATCTGAATTTGCTGGGACTAATATAAATGGTCAAGGTTTCATTGCTCACGAATTAGCTGAAGTAGTGCCTGATTGTGTAACTGGTGAGAAAGATGGTACTCGTGAAGAAGAATATCAAATCAGCCCAGCTATACCTGCTGTACTAGACGAGGAAGGTAACGAAATTACACCAGCAGTAGAGGCAGTAATGGGTACTCGTACTGTTCCAGTTTACCAAGGGATTGATACATCATTCTTAGTGGCTACATTAACTGCTGCCATCCAAGAACAACAAGCAATGATAGACGAATTAAAAGCAGAAATAGATTTGCTTAAAGGAGTTAAATAATGAGTTCAGTTATTGTCGCTGGCAACACATCGGGTAGTGTCACACTAGACGCACCAGCAGTATCAGGAAGTACGGTTATTACTCTGCCTACAACTAGTGGCACAATGGCTACTTTAACCACACCTAGCTTTACGACAACCATCGGTGTTGGCGCAGCTACGCCATCAGCTTCAGGCGCAGGTATTACATTCCCTGCCACACAATCAGCCAGTACAAATGCTAATACGCTAGATGACTACGAGGAAGGTACGTTTACACCTGTTATGCGTGGCACAACATCCGGAACGCTTAATCTTTCTGGTGCTTATACAAAAATAGGAAATACTGTTCAGGTTAATATTTATTACGCAAATCCTATTGCAGCAGGAACAATTGTTGGAAATGTATATATAACTGGACTACCTTTTGCACCATTTATGGGTGGTGGGGCTTTTCCAGGACAAAGTGGTACTGGGTTACTGCATATTCGTGGAAACGCTTCTGGTACTGCTGGCGCACCATTTGCAGTTCTTTCTGGTACACAAGTTAACCTACACACATCAGCAAACTTAGGCACAACAACTGTAACAGGAAGTGCTACAGCAACATTCCCAGCAACTAATATATCGCAAAACGGTACAACTACTATTCAAATTGGTTGGACATTTGTATATTTAGTTTAATTAACTACATTGGATTGATGTAGTCAGACACTTAAAAGGAGAAACAAAATGGCATTAGAAAAAGTAACAGTAGTAGACCAAGTAACAGTAGTAGAGAATGGTACAATTCAATACCGTGAGGCAACTCGCATATTAGAGGATGGTGTGCAACTTTCACAGACATACCATCGCACATCAATTGAAAAGGATGGGGACCTGTCAAACGCTCCTGCTAACGTAGTGGCAATAGCTAATGCAGCTTGGACACCTGAAGTTGTTGCAGCTTATCAAGAACAGGTAGCGAAAGTAGGAGCATAATATGGCGATAGTTTTAGACGGAACGGCTGGTATAACTAGCCCAGTATTGACAGGGGCTTTAACAGGCTCAACAGGGTTGCCTAAAGCTGCTTTGCCTACTGGTAGTGTATTGCAAGTGGTTCAAGGGACTAATGGAAATGGTGTTGGTATGACTACTTCAACTTTTGTAACATTAAATTTAAGTGCTTCTATTACTCCTATAAGTGCTACAAGCAAAATATACATAATTGTTGCTTTAGATGGTGTTGGTCGTGATACAGGAAATACATCTTTTGCGGGAAGAATACTAAGAGATGCTACTCAATTAAGACAATTTGGAGTGTACTCTACATATACTGGAACTACTCAAGCAACTTATGCAAGTACAGTATCTTGTACATATTTAGATTCGCCATCCACTACCTCTGCTATAACTTATTCAGTACAAGGTAAATCTGTATCAAATGTAGGGAATGTTTATATTAATACAGATGGAGGTAGTGTACATCAATCAACAATTACTTTAATGGAGGTAGCAGCATGATAATGAAATCTATATTTAAGCTATATCCACAAGTTACTGTTGTTTATGGCGATGAAGCCTTTGATGCTGATGGCAATCAAGTTATCTATGATTTAGCTCTTGTGCAAGCAGACATAGATGCAAAAGCATACATCGCTAAACGAGCAGCAGAATATCCACCAATTACTGACTACCTAGATGCAGTAGTTAAAGGTGACACAGCACAACAACAAGCCTACATAGATGCTTGCCTAGCAGTTAAAGCTAAATATCCTAAAGGTGTTGCTTAATGGAAAAGATAATTGCCAAACTTAACGCTTTCCTAAGCCAATTTTGCATCATGTGCAAAGTGCCTTGTGACAAGCAAATGCATTTCCTATCAGGTTTCATCATTGCAGCGGTATTAACACCGTTCATTGGCGCTTACTCCATCCTAGTGGTGGCTGTAATTGCAGCCTTAAAAGAAATATACGATGCCCGTCACCCTGACAAACACACAGCGGACATTTGGGACTGGGTGGCTACTGTATTAGGTGGTGTTTTGGGTATGCTAATAATTACGTTACTTTAAGAAGAAAGAAATACTAATGATAAATATAGACCCAGTTGAATATGGCAAACTAATCTCAAAGGTTGATTCCCTTGAGAAAAAGATTGACAAGATGGAAAGTGCACTTGAGGAACTACTTGCCTTAGCTAACAAAGGTCGTGGTGGCTTTTGGGCTGGCATGATGATTGCATCTCTTGTAGGAGCAGTTATTTCTTATATCTCTAGGTATATTGTAGGACACTAAATGCAACTAACACCTCACTTCTCTCTTGCTGAACTTACAGTTACTAATACTAAGTTAGATAATGTACCATCTAAAGAAGTAATAGAAGTATTACGCACAACTGCTTTCTATATGGAGAAAGTAAGAGAGATACTAGGCAATGTAGCCATCACTATCAATAGCGGCTACCGCAGTCCTGATGTTAATCGTCAAGTAGGTGGCACTAGTAACTCGTCACACACTTATGGGTATGCTGTAGACTTCACAGCCTATGGTCATACTCCACTTACTATATCTAATATTCTAAGTAAGAGTAATCTTAAGTTTGACCAATTGATTTATGAAAAGACTTGGGTTCATATATCATTTGACCCTCGTATGCGTGGGAATATTCTCACACTCAAAGGTAAGGGTAAATATGTAAAGGGGATTGTATAATGTGGTCTGTCTTATTTCCAGCTCTACTACCAGCTTTAACAGATGGTGTTCGTGGTATCTTTGCTAAGTTTACAAAAGGTGCAGGAGGTAATCCTGTCAATGTAGCTGAACGCATACAACTTATGCAAGCAGAGACAGCTCGTTTACAAGCACTAGCAGAGATAGATAAACCATCAGGTGAACCTTCTATTTGGGTTACTAACTTAAGGTCTAGCTTTAGGTATATTGCAATTATCATTATTTGGTTAGCAACGGTGGGTGCTGTATTTACTCCTTCAGTAGCTGAACCTATTACTCTAATTCTATTAGATTTAAGTGGAGCTTGTATGAGCTTCGTTATCGGTGAACGTATGTATCTTACTTTAAGGAAATAATTATGCCATTAGCTAAAGGTAAGATGAGTGCTGCGTTGTGGGCTGACCGCGAGAAGTGGTAAAAAATAGGTTGACAAATTGTGTCTATTGTGATATAATTGTATTATAATTAAAAGGAATATAAATTGACCTACTTAGAAGTATGCAACAGGGTTTTACGACGCCTTCGTGAGAACGAGGTTACTACTGTCAATGAAACTCCTTACTCCAAACTAATTGGTGATTTAGTTAATGCTGCAAAAGTAGAGATTGAAGATGCTTGGGATTGGTCTGCTCTCCGCACAACCCTAACAGCAACAACCACCTCCTCTTTGTTTAACTATGTGTTAGTTGATTCAGGCACTCGTTTGCGTGTATTGGATATAATCAATGACACAGACGACTTTGTTATGCAACAACGTGGCACTAAGTGGTTTGACCAACAGTTTTTATTAAACAGCCAGCAACTAGGCTCACCAATGTACTACAACTTCAATGGTGTAGATAGCAATGGTGATAGTCAAATAGACTTATTCCCTATTCCTGATGGTGTTTATGATATCCGTATTAACTGTGTTCTTCCTCAACCTGAACTTGAAGCGGATGCTACAAAGATATTAATCCCTTCTCTAGTACTTGTTGAAGCTACTTTGGCTCGTGCAATTAGTGAGCGTGGTGAGGATGGGGGTTCTGTGGAACAAGAGCAACGTTATCGTACTATGTTAAGTGATTACATTGCTATCGAATCTAGTCAAAGACTTGATGAAACTGTTTGGAGAGCTTGCTAAATGGCAGGGGCTTTAAAGGCTCTTAGTAATGCAGCACTTGGCTTTCTTGGGTTAAATACTCAAGAGAGTGGTGTTACATTAGAGAGTGGATATGCCACAAAAGCCATTAACTGTATCATAGATAAGTTTGGTCGTTTAGGAAGCCGCAGGGGTTGGACACCAGTTACTACAAATAATGGTTCTTTAAGTGATAGTGCTTATTTAGAATCTTTATTTGAGTTTATTGATGTAGATTTAACAGCCACTATTCTTTCTTGTGGTGGTGGTAAGATGTATAGTGGTTCTACTACCCTTACAGAACTTCCTGTTAAACAAGCAGACCAAACAACTAATCTTACAATTACTTTTACTGGTAACAGATGGCAATTCTCACAACTAGCAGAAGGTGCTGGTTATGGTAATACTATGTATGGGTTTGCTGCTCAAACAGGTAATCCACTCCTTGTATATCGTAAGAAAAATCATAGTGATGTTTACATTTGGCAACGAATAGGTGATTATGGCACTAAGCCTTCAAAACCTGGAGGTGGTTCTATAGATCTATTTGACCCTGATTGCTCACATACAGCTTTTGGTCGACATTGGGTAGCAGGTGTTACTGGTGCTAAGACAACAGTTTACTATAGCCAGTTATTAGATGGTGCTCTATTTTCAGGGGTAGGTTCAGGTTTAATTGATATTGAATCTGTTGTTGGTAGTAGTGACCAAATTGTTGGTATATCCTCACATAATAATTATCTTATTATATTCTGCCGTAATAACATTGTAATTTATAATTCACCTGATGACCCTACTAATATAACTCTTGCCGATGTAGTTACAGGTGTTGGATGTATTGCTCGTGACACCATACAACAAACAGGTACAGATTTAATATTCTTAAGTAATAGTGGTGTACGTAGTTTTAACCGTGTTACTCAAGAAAAAAGTATGCCAATGCGTGACTTGTCTGCTAATGTTCGTGATGACTTAGTTCAGTACCTTTCAGGAGAAGTATTAACAGAAGTTAAAAGTATTTATTTTGAGAGAGATGCTTTTTATCTATTAGTTTTACCTAATTTAAAGCAAGCCTTTTACTTTGACTTACGTCAGACATTAGAAAATGGTGCTGCTCGTGTAACAACATGGGAAAGCTTTTTACCTAAAGCTCTTTGTAAGACTAGAGATAGAAACTTATATCTAGGTATGGCAGGTGGTATTGGTAAGTACTATGGTTACTCTGATAATGGTTCCTCATATCGTTTAGAATACTACACTTCTAACATAGATGCTGGTGAACCTTTTAGTCTTAAATTTTTAAAGAAAGCAAGTGTAATTGTAATTGCTGCTGGTACACAAGATGTTGTATTTAAATATGGATTTGATTATAAAACTACCTATACTAGCAGAACATTTACAAAAGATTTTATTGGTGGAAGTGCTGAGTATAATATAGCAGAATACAACGTAGGGGAATTCTCTACTGGTATTGCTATTAATGATATTGTTATGCACTTAGGTGGCTCAGGTAAAATTTTACAATTTGGTGTGGAAGTTCCAATTGAAGGTGCTCCTGTCAGCTTACAACAATTAACAATCTATTTGAAAACAGGGAAGATGGTATAATGTCAAACTATGTAAAAGCAACAAACTTCTATACAAAGGATGCCTTGCTTACAGGTAATCCTAGTAAGATTATTAAAGGTGCTGAGATTGATGATGAGTATAATGCTATTGCTACTGCTATATCTAGTAAAGCAGATACAACATCTCCTACAATAACATCACCTACATTAATAACTCCAGTATTAGGTACACCTTCAACTGGTACACTAACAAATTGTACAGGATTACCAGTTTCTACAGGAGTAAGTGGATTAGCTACAGGTGTTGCTACATTTTTAGCTACTCCAACAAGTGCTAACTTAGCAGCAGCAGTTACAAACGAAACTGGTTCAGGTGCATTAGTATTTGCTACTAGTCCAACTTTAGTTACTCCTGCTTTAGGCACTCCAGCTTCAGGTGTATTAACTAACTGTACTGGAACAGCTTCAGGATTAACTGCTGGACACGTTACTAATGGTGTTTACACTACAAACTTTACAGGTACAAATCAATCTACAGGTGCTAGTGGCTTTCAGAAATTCCCTGGCGGATTAATTATGCAATGGGGTAGTGTTACTGTATCTTCTTATAATTATTCAGCAGTTACATATCCAACAGCATTTACTACAGCTACTCGTAATATACAATTTACGATACAGGCAGGTAACTTAGGAAATACTGAAGGTGCTTTGACAGCTAGTTCAATTTCTACAACTGGATTTAGTATATTTACTAGTATGTCTAGTTCATTCCCAGTATATTGGTTAGCTATTGGTTATTAATTTAAAAGGCAAATAAAATGGGAATTAAAATAGGTAAACTTATTAAAGGTGGTGCAAAACTCTTTAGTGGAGATTTGTCAGGTGTTGCTGATATTGCAGGTTCCTTTGGTGGAGGTGGTGGTGGAGGTGGCAATGGTATGACTGCACAAGCCCCTACGTTTACTCCATATGCAGTTACATCAGGTTTTGGTAGTTCTAAAATAGATCCTACTAAGAAGACTGCTGGTTATACTTTAGATCCTAGACTATCTTCTACTAGAGATAAGTTCTATGCAGGTGCTGATGCGGCTATGCCTCAACAGTATCAGATGGACTTTGGTAAACAAGTATCTGATTATGGTATGGGTTTATTTGATCGAGCAGCTAACTTAGATTTAGATGCTATGACACAAGATTACTTTAACAAGAATCTAGCTTTACTAGAACCAGCTCGTGCTGCTGAATCTAGTCGTTTAAACGATCTACAGTTTAGCCGTGGTACTCTAGGTCAAGGTGTTGGTATGGGTGGAGGTTATGTTAATCCACAACAATATGCAATGCAAATGGCTCGTGAGCAACAGAATGCTTCATTAGCTATGAGTGCTGAGGATCGTTCTCGTGATATACAAGCACAAGACTTCCAACGTGCTGGTTCTTTATATGGTCTAGGTCAACAATATCTTACACAGCCTTATGAAACTGCTAACACTCTATTTGGTTATGGTACTAACATAGAGAACTTAGGTATGGGTACTATGGCTACAGGTATGAATATGGGCAACATAGCTACTACTTCTAATCAAAATGCTGCTAATATAAATCAAGGTATTAATAAACAAAACTATCTAACATCTTTGTATCAAGATTCTGTTGAAAGAGATACTTGGAAAACAATAGGTGATCAAATAGATTGGGGTGGTATCTTTGAAAGAGGTAGTTCTACATCAGGTATGCCAGAATCTCAAGGATCTTTTGATGACTACTACAATATGCCTAGACTTTAGGATAGGGGAATAATTAATGGCTGAACCAACTAGTTTATTTGGACCTTCTGCTCTAGAAGCACGTAGAGCCTCTGATCTTGACTTTGAACAAAGAACACGTACTCAAGCACAATTAGATCCTATGGCTATGAACTATGCCTCTAGGGTTAACTCTGCTCGAAGTATAGGTCGTGGTATTAATTCTCTACTTGGAGGTCAGTCTACTGATCCTGAGTTACGTAGAGCTCAAATTATGGACTCTGTATTTAAAACACTTTCTCCAGAAGAGTTAAAGAATCCAGCAATGGCTCTTAGCATTATGGCTGATCGTTTAGAAGAAGATGGTCTTACTAGAGATGCAGCAGATGCTCGTATGAAATCTCTTCAACTTAGTCAACAAATGACTCTTAAAGAAAATGAAGTTAAAGACTCTAATAATAAGAGAGAACTACAAGTTCTTGAGAAAATAGCTAGAGGAGCTAATGGAATTCTTACATCTTGGGATACTCAATCTCCTGAATTACAAGAACAGTTTTATAATATACAAGTTGATATGATTGAAAAAGAACTTGGTGAAGAAGCTGCTCGTCCCTATCGTAATGTTAATCCTTCCGAAAGAAAGGGTATTCTACGTGGAATGGTAGAACAAGCTGATAATGGTGCTGCTAGAAGTAGAGAAGATATAGCACAAGATCGAATAAAGGCTCAACAACAACAATTAGAAATGAAATTAGAGCAAGAGAAAACTAAGTTTGTGATCTCAGAAGCTAATAAATTTAAACGAGACTTCAATAAATATAGACAACAAGACAAAGTAGAGTATAATAAAAATTTAAGTAAAACAGTTGACTCTTTAGTTGATAGACTTAAGATTGAACAAGATAATCTAGCGATGTATACTGATCCAGCTAAGTCACCTTTATTGTCTGAAGCATTACGAATCACTAATAAAAATATAACTAATGCTAATATATTAGCAATTAAGAAAGAGATTCAAGAGATAGGTAATATGCAGATGGCTGCAGGGGAACGTGTATACACTGGATATGAATCTCCTACTACGTGGTCTACTGGTGCTACTACTACTACTAATGCTCCTCAAGGTGCAACTACGTCTACTACTGCTACTACTACTAGTTCAGATTATAAAACAGATTTTGCAAATGCTCAAATTGCATTAAAGAATCCTAGCTATAATGCTGCTGCTATACTTGCTGATTTTAAAGCTAGATATCCTGATCAGCCTCAACCTGGTGGTTCAGCTGGTGCTCCTGCTGCAGTACCTCCTGCTCCTGGAGCTCCTCCTGCTGCACCTGTTCCTCCTAAGCCTCTAACTGAAGCAGAGCGTAGAGAACAAATCTTTTTAGATCGTCTTAATGATAGGACTCCTTTAGAAGTTGTACAGGATTTTGGTTCTGCTATTGCTGGTGGTTTTGAAAAAGGTGAGAAATACTTTCAAGAAAAAAGAGATGCTTTTAATAAAGATATTGATATAGCTGCTTCTGTTGCTAAAGAAAAACTGCAAAATAAAACTTTTGTAAGTAGTTTAAATCCTAGACAATTAAAACGTTTGAATGAAATTGCTAATGACTCTGGTGCTAAACATAAAGCATATCAAGATTCTGATACTCCTTATGATGCCTTACCTTTAGCAGGTCTTTCTAATGTAATATCTAAAAGTGCTTCTAGTATTCTAAATAAAGGTAGTAAAATCCTTGCTGCTAAGGCTGTTAGGGATGCTACAAGAACTCCGTCTGATATTGAAACTAATATGGCTGGACTTCAAGATAGACTTAAACGTGTAGAAGAACTTGAAAGAGCTCGAAAGTTAAAACAAATTGGTGATTCAGATAAAGAAGTCTTACGTCAAATTAAAGAGGAAATTAAATTGATGGATCAGGCTAATGAAAGTGCTTTAAAAGAGTCTTTAAAAAATGCTGAGACAGCAGCTGAACGTAAACTAGCTATGGAACAAAGAAAACGTTTAGCTGATATTAGAAAAGAAATTAAACGAGTCTTTGCTATAGCTGGTGGTACTCCTGTTCCTTATAAAAAACCTCAATTTGACTAGGAGTATTTGTTTTGGCAATGGATTTTGATAAATACTTAATAAAGAAAGAGGGAGCTACTCCTTCTTCTTCTATTATACCTGAAGCTATTTGGAAAATAGAAAGTGGTAGTAGACAGTATAATGCTGATAATACTGTAGTAACCTCTCCAGTAGGTGCTATAGGTATAGGTCAAATCATGCCTACTACAGGTCCTGAAGCAGCTAAATTAGCAGGAGTTAAGTGGGATCCACTAGCTCTTGCCTATAATGAAGACTATAATAAAACTCTTTCTACCGCTTATATAAAAAAGAAACAAGCAGACTTTGGTGGTGACGAACTAAAAGGTGTTGCTGCATATAATGCAGGTACTGGTGGTGTTCAACAGGCTATTGCTAGAGCGGAGAAAGAAGGCGGATCTTGGAGAGACTACGTTCCTCCTGAAACTCAAAACTATATTGTTAAATACGAACTTGCAAAACGTAATATAGGTGCTGCTAAAAATAGTACTTTAATGGATTTTGATAAATACTTAATTAATAAACAAGAATCTCAAACTCCTCTAGAAACCTTTGGTTCACAAGCTGTTGCTAATCTTATACCATCTGCTGGAGGTCTAGCTGCTGGTTCTGCTACTGCTTCTCTTGCTGCTCCTGTTGCTGCATTTACAGGTCCTGCTGCACCTCTTGTAGAAGCTGGTGCATTTCTTTTAGGGATGTTTGGTGGTGCTGAAGTAACTCGAAGAATACAAGATGAGTTTCTTCCACAGAATGTTAAAAACTATCTTGCTGCTGGTTATAAAGAGAATCCAAAATCTGCTGTTGCAGGTAGTCTAGCTTCTTTTGCTCCTCTTACTAAACTAGGTCTACCTACTAAGATGCTTGCTACAGGAGAGATTGTAGTAGATAAAGCTACAACTGCTGCTTTAGGTGTTGTTGGAGGTGCTATTGATGCTGGTGTACAGTACATGCAGAAGGGAGAAGTAGATCCTGCACAAGTTGCTATGAACGTAGCTGCTACTCCATTTATTGGTGGTAGAGGTTTAAGTAAAGCAGGTAATCTTATATCAGGTAAGCCTGTTGTTCCTTCTTCTATAGAACAAGAAGTTTTAGCACAAGAGCAGTTAACTGCACAGAAAACTTGGAGAGCTCAGAATGATGCTGACTTAAGTGCTTTACAAGCTTCTCAGTATGAGATTTTACTTAGAGAAGAAGTACTTAAGAACATGCCTAAAGATAAGGCTAATCCTCAGTTAGAGAAAGATACCTTTGCTGAAATATCATCTGCATTGGGTAGAAACTCTGAAGGTGGTAAGAATACTAAAACTATTATTATGGCTGATGCTGATGTTCCTGCATTCCGTAGTAACATGTTAAAAGCTTTTGATAACCATGAAAATGTTATACTACAAACTCGTCAGAAGCTTACTAATCCTGCTTTAAGGGAACCTGAACGTTTATACTATGAATCTGAAATAGAGAAACGAATAAGAAGTCAAGAGAATATTAAATATATTTTAGAAAAGAAAGAGAGATTTGGTTCTACTGAATATCTATTACCTATTCTAGAAAAAGTTAGAAATAGTTACGATGAGTTAGGTATAGTTGCTAGAGATGCTGGTGTTATTCAAGGTATGTTAAATAACTATGTACCTCTACTAGTAGATAAATCTCAGAGTAAACTATCAGAAGAAGGTCTAGCACAGGCTCTAGAAGGATTCTTTAAACTAAAACAAGAGTCTTTTAAAACAGATTCGTCTAAAGAGCGTATGTTTAATACTGCTAATGACCTTCAAGATTACTTAAATACCATAGATCCTAAGTTATTTGTACATAGAGATATAGCTACTATAACAAAAGCTTACATGACTTCTATGAATAAAGCTATTGCTCAGAAGAATCTAATAGATGATTTAAAAGCTACTACTATTATAGGTACTAAGAACCCAATTATATCAACAGATCCTGCATTTGCTTTTAGAAATAAGTATGTAGCTTATAATAGTCGTGGGGCTAGTCAAATGGAAGGTGCATTTGTACATCCAGACTATGCTCCTATACTTGATACTATGTTCCAACGTAATGATATTGGAGCTATCAAGAATGCATTAGTTCAGACAGCTATGCTTACTAAGGCTCTTAACGTAGCAGGTTCTCTATTCCATGCTCCATCTCTTGGTTGGGCTATGGCTGGTGCATCTCCTAAGTTAGCCTTTAAAGAGATTATCACATTAGGTAGTGGTATTCGTAAAGCAGTAAGAGATATGAGAAAAGGAGAGATGTCTGAGTATACGGAGTTAGCTATTAAATCAGGTACAAAGATTGGTACAGAAGACGTACAGAGATCTATTGTGGCTGACTTTGGTGCTTATGTAGATAAGAAGATGTTTGGGGGTACTAAAGTAGTAGGTCAAGTAACTGCTCCTATAGATAAGTTTATTCTACAAAAGATGAATACCTTTACTTGGGACTACATGCATACTGGTGGTAAGTTAGTTCTATTTAAAGATCTAATGACTAAGGCAGAAAAGAATCTTACAGAAGTTCCAGGTACTCCTGCATACAATGAAGCTAGATTTAAGTTAGCAGAGCGTATCTCTAACTCAGTGAATCACACTATGGGTGGTTTACAATGGTTGCAAGCTGCTGCTTCTATTAAGAATAAAACTACTAGACAGTTAGCAATCCACGGTGCAGGTATAGAGAGTAGAGCTTGGGCTCAAGTAGCTATGTTTGCTCCTGACTGGACAGTTTCTACTCTAGGTTCTTTCCTTAAAGGTATGCCTGATAAGATTAATCCTGCTAAGTGGGATGTTAAAGGTGGTATTAAAGGTTACATGAAACCTATGAATGAGGCTGACTTGTCTCGTAGGTATATGATTAATACTGGTCTACTATACTTAACTATCTTAGATGCAATTAACTTAGGTACTTCTGGTCAACACATCTGGCAGAATGAAGATCCAACTCGTATTCAGCATGCTGATGGTACTACTCAACAGTTAGCTAAACACTCTATGGAAGCTGTACACTGGTTGATGGATCCAGCCAAGACCTTGAAGAATAAATTAGGTTTCTTCCCTAAAGCTGCGTTAGCTTTCTTAGATGATCAAGGTGGAAACTACTTAGAGAGGGCTGGAACAGTTGCTAAGTTAGCTGCACCGTTCTCTGTTGGTTCTGCTTTACAAGCTCCAGAAGGAGAAGAAGCATGGAGAGCGTTTATGTCTGCTGCTGGATTCCCAATATATGGTAAACCTACTGCTTCTTTAAGAGACCCTAGAGATGTACTAACTGAAAAGTTAGAGAGGAGAGAGGGTAGACTAGAGAATAAATTGGAAAAAGCAGAAGAAATACGAAGGAAAGCAGAAACTAGTCAATTACGTGGATTATTTCCAGAATACCTTAAAAAACTCTTCTAGAATCGAGCTACAACGCATTTAAATTATAGTTTGATGTACTTGTATCAAAATATACCTTAAACTCGTTGTAGCCCCTTCTAGTAGTGTCTATGACGATTTGACCCTATTTGTTCATTACGTACATAGTAACTTCAAAGCCAAAGCGCATTTCTGTTGCTGATGGTGATTTCCACATAACATACTCCTTAATATATACTACACAAAATAGTTTGTCTGTAATATTTATTGATTTATTACACACAAAATAGCATAAACTTATACTATACTAGTATTATAGCATAGTATAAGCTTTTAGCACTACGGATTAGTATTAACTTTCCATAATGTATTTACTGAATACTAACCTCAGTATACCCACATGAAGAACTACTACCCATTTTAAGTTATCACCTTTGACATCGAAATCCTGATTGTCCATAATCTCAGCACCAAAGACTAAACCACCTATTGTTTCCCATGTAAATTCTATCATATCTCACACACTCCTGATACACACGCTAGTTGTTGAGCACCCTCAGTATTATCATCGAGTTCTATAAAATCACTCCAATCAATATCTGTTGGCATTTCACTTAGTAACTTATGATAAGTCTCTTCATCGATATCTTCGTAAGGAGCCTGTACATAAGTATGGTTTGAGTGAGGTAAGAAAGACACACCACTTACTTCATCAAAGTATTTCCAAACCCAAGCACCTACTTCTACCCACTCCTCATCTTTTACTGAGATAGTGACTGAGGGTTTGTGTTCACACCAGTGACGCTGATAGATTAACCACAACTCTAACTGTTCGATAGCTGACTTAGAGTTACGAGTAATAGCACCAGTAGGAGCTTTCATCGGAAAGCCAAAGACAGCAGTTGAATCAGGTCTAAATGCTTCATCTTCTACTGGAACACCTTTACTTTTTAGATACTCGTAGATCGGATCCTTTTTATCCATACGAATACGTCGTAAGTAATAATCGTTGTGTCGAGCATGAATGCCACTAGCACTGTCCACCAACTGAGAGACTGTACCTGAAGGCTTAACAGCAGTGATAGCAGCAGAAGGAGGAATACCAAGTCTTTCAGCAAGTTCTTCATTTGTTCTCCGAGCAATACCACGTAAGTATTCTAGTAATCGAGGATCAGGATTAGAGGTAATCTCAGCATCCATAATACCTGTTAAACTAACACCTAACAAACGCTCTTCTGAAGTATTCTCTACCCACTCTTCACTCAAGAAGTTAAACTTATTAAGAGTAGATTGAATAGTACCTAAGATAGATGCTAAGTTAACTTTACGTTCAAGAGATTCAAGTGTATCCCCGTTCCGTACAACCACTTCCGTAAGATTGCAGAACTGTTTATCACGGAGGATAATCTCTGAGCATGGATTGGTTCCGTAGCTGTGATCTTTAGAACGTCGTCCCCACTTAGCAGCTTGAGTTTGAGCAGCAACACGATTAAATATTCCTCGTTCACCTGACTTGGATTTAACCAGAGATAACCATTCTTCCATGAAAGTCTCACTATCTGGTCGTTCTGTGTAGGCAACTGAGTTGTTAGCAAGTCCTCGGTGTGGATTATCATTATACCATGCTCCCATTTTAGCTTCACGCATACGACGATCTGTAAGATTAGAGAGGGAGATTAGAGCACTACGACGTACCCCACCTACCACAACAATCTCACCTACCATACACATTATGTCGTGTACTTCAATACTAGTGAGTTTTCGTCCACTAGCTTCTTTAAACGATTTAATCGTGAAGTCAAAGAGTCGTTTAAGAGGCTCAGGTCCTGATGCTCTTCCACCAAAAACTTTAAGTCTTGCTCCAGCTGGTCGAATTTTTGAGTAATCAACCTTAGGGATATCTCCCTCCCAGAGAGAAGAGAGAAGCTTTTTGAATCCTTTTGCCCATCCGAGCTTGCTGTCTTGTACAAAGATGACATCATCTACCTCACGTAATTTCTCAGGAATAGCTGGTAACTTGCTGACTTCTTGACGCTCACAACTAAAACCTACACCTGTACCATTCATAAGGATGTATAGAGCTTCGCTAAACGCTCGCTTGTTGTTGACTGCTAGGTAACTACAGTTATAAGCTGCAATGTTATCTCGCTCTACTGCTTCACCTGCTGACATCATAAGACGCATAGAAGGCATTACTTCTAGATTTAGAATAGAAGATCTTAGTTCTTCATAAGGTATCTCTACATCTTTAGTTTGTGTCTTTAAGTATGTGATAAGACGATCTACTGTCTCTTCCCATGACTCACGACGTTGCTCTTTATCAAGGTATCGAGAGTATCGACTCCGATGTATGATTGATTGGTATATACTTGGTAGTTCCATTAAGTTTCCTCTTGTTATATATGGTACACTGTAGAGATTTATAGGAGGAAGTGTGAGTTCCCCCCATTTGATACTATTTGTTACCGAACAACTCTTCATCTGTGTATTGCTTATGACCGACCTTATAGTTTTCAATGTGTTGTGCGATGTCGTCAGCCACGCTGGGTATGTCTTTCTTGCCCCATATCAAATCGTAGTTGTCTACGTACTGCTTGCTGTTGGTTTTACTGATCAATTTGTCACCTGTGATATCATTTTTACTCATCTTCAAACTCTCCTAATATAAGTTCATCTAAAATTTGTGCATACTTAGCTTCAAGTTTATCTTCGAAAGCATTTACTAGATCCCAAGTAGTTAGTCCTAGTAAATCAACTAAGTCAAACTCTGTTATCTGCTCTGCTACTTTCTCTTTTAACTCATTTAACGTCAACATTTTCAAACTCCTTAACTAATTGTATGAAATGTATGGCTTTATCTAAGTCCTGTACGCCCCCTTTGTTACGCCACCTGCAAAGATACTTAATAGCTGTTGCTTCTAGATAAGGTATCTTGTTTATGTGGCAGAAATAAGCAGGTTGTATTGGAAATCCTTTGTAGTGATCTCCTCCTACTTGTATTTCACTAGCTAACTGTTGCATATTTCTTCCTTAAGTATTTCAAACTAACTGGCATTTCATCAAAAGAACCGTTGACAACATCATGAAGAATGTATAACCCTCTCCAGTGATTGTTAGTCTGGTGATTGAGATAGTGTTCCTCATGTTCGTAGCAACTACCAGCAATCAGAGCAGTCATCTCAGAACCATCAGCACGTTTACCGTAGGCAATGTCACGACCCTGTTGATGCCCTGCTATACAAGACTGATGATGCTTAAGTAAAAGCATACGAGCAGTAGTACAAGGATTGCCCATAACTCCGCTGACGAAGTAGTGACAAAACGCAATGCCTTCGATAACAATTGGTTGAAGGAACGGAACAAACTCCCAGCCACTTTTCTCATACTCCAGATCTCCTAATGAAATTAAACCATCAAGCTTAGGATCATTCTGAATAGCCCTATTGATACGATGTTCATGATTACCACCTAACATAACTAGACGAGGTTTCCACCTAGCACGTTTAGTCTCAATTAGACGCTTCTGTTCCGCCCTTACGGGCGAAAGCAGAACCTTCATTGCATCTTTAGAAGCTTGGATATCAGCTTTGTAACGCTGACCTTCCATTGACTTACTACCAGCCTTATCATGAGAAGAGAGTGAAGGCATGTCAGCAAAGTCACCTAAGTGAACAATAATGTCAGGCTTCATATCTACTGCATAACGACCAATAGCATCAAGGAAAGCAAAGTTATCACCAGGTCTGATCTGAGTATCTGGAATAACCATGATACGTTTACTCATTATAGTGATCTCCATTGTTACCATTCTGACCTATGTTATCGATACGATCTTCATCCCATTCATCAGCTGTATCTTCATCAATCATTTCATCTGTTAGCTGATCGTGGGGATCTAGTGGACAACTCATGATGGGACACCTCCTTCTTGTTTAAATAGATCTAACTCTTGTTGTACATCTGATTCTTGAATCTTGATGATGCCATTGAACACTAAGTTCTTGATTGCATGGTCCATTAAGAAACCAGCTTCAGCTTCTGTAACATTGAAGTCAAAGTCTAAACTACCATCTTCTTCATTGCGAACACAATTGTCTATACGCATTTAACCAATCCTTTCTAAAGTCTAACCATTCGAAGTTGTTAAGTTCAGCCCACATTGCATACGTTGTCTTACTACCTCTGTGTAACTTATTCGATGCATTCTGAAATAACAATATTATTCTTATATCTGGATTACATTCCCTAAACCATATCATCTTCTTACGAGTTTCTAGATCTAGTAACCCCTTAGCCTCAAGATAGATCTCTCTATTCTCATCTACTTTAAAGTCTGGAGTATAGGTTCTTTCTTGAACTGGCTGTGTGAACTTGATCCTAGTTGGTTCGTATTGTACAGAAGGATACTCTTTAATTAGTGTATTCCAAACCTTCTCTTCTAACTTACTCTTGAACTTGGGCATTTAGTAATGTCTCATATCGAGTAGCATAGCTATCTCCTTCGTGACGTAGAAGCCATAAGCACTGAGAATCCATAAGGAAATTACCTTTACCGATAAGAGATAGACTGTGCACTTTGTTGAACATAGCCTGCTCAGTAGTAAGTCCAGCTAAAGCTTTGCGGGCTTTAACTTCACCTAATCCTGGGATACCCTTAACGTTGTCAGAAGAATCTCCTTTAATGCATTGCTCATAGAATAGTCTAAGACCCTCTAACTCTGTTTGTTCTACAAAGTTATCAGGTCTAGACCAACTAAGTGTACCTATAGCCCATTGAAAATGTTTCCCTGGAACCTGTAACATATCCTTATCTAGAGAGCAGATAG